GGAATGCAATTTGATTGGTGGTTTGATTAACTCCACCACCGGTAGAAGATTCATCTGCATTAAATAAAACTTCTCTGGATCTAGAAACTAATACTGGTTCAAGAACAGCACCACTTCCATTTCCACCAGAAACATTAATGGAGGTAACTTTATCAATATTATAATTTTGAGAATCTACGTATACTTTTTCAAATTTTCCACTGATAACTGGTTGAATTTTTGCGGTAGTACCGATACCAGTAGAAACTCTGATAATTGGT